CCATTTTCAACACGTTCCATCAGTTCATCAAACCTCTCTTGAAACTCTTCCACGGTGAAAACTTCCATTGTCCTGTTATTTAGTTTTGCTCACTACGAATGGCAAGGTCGGCATACTCGATCTGTTCAGGATCCAGTTGTGCGGTCACAACTTCCAGAACGTTCATAAACTCTTCAACAGTCTCACACTCTACAAGACGCTCGCTGCCCTGATCGCTCAATAGCAGGAAGGTGCGGGTGCATACGTCAATCACAATACCTTGAACGGTTTCTTGTGCGGTGGTCATTGGGAATTTTCTTGATTACCCCTACATTATAGGGTGTCCTGGGTCAGGTGTCAAGTCTTATGGAGAAAGATTTTTAATGGCGGCGATGGCACTTGCGTTTTTCGTTTTCTGATCACTAACCTTTTGTCTAATATTCTTTGCTCCCCAGTCTTGTATTTCTTTATTTGTTTTATTTGTTTTAACTGTATTCAAATCTGTTCGACTAATGGCAGTATCTCTTTCTGCCCTAAGTGCAACAATTTCTGCCTCAATTGCCGTGATTGATGATGCGATTGCCACACATCGACTTTGACCTGCGGCACCTGATAAGGATGTATCGCTTGCGTCTGGAGCAACACCAACGCCAGCATAAGCACGAAAGGCTGCCACGTTTCTTGGACCACTGTGATCTGCTAATGTGGATGATACTGTTTTTGCCGTGCCTACTACCGATCCACCATTATCATCTTTTACATTTTGATATCCATGTCCAGCATATGCTGTTGTTAGAGTTATTTGACTGTCTGGATCAAAAGGATTATCTACAGTATAATCAGCATTTGGACCTGCTAGATTATCAAAAATTTTAAGAATATCTCTATCTTGTCTTAGTGAAAAGTTTCCACCTAAGTTTTCTGTGGCAGATATACCAACACCAGTTTGTCTTGTGGTTCCACTAGAAGTTATTGTACTGTAAGCAATACCTGGCCAACAGTTACGATTGATTGCTTCAGTTGAAAGTGTAACAATCTGATTTTTTTTGACAGTGATCTGAGCATTATATGAGATGATATCATTATCAAACTGACTACAAAACTCTTGGAGTATTCCAGAGTCTTCTTCAAATTGCTGCTCTATCACATCTCCAGCATTTTCACCATAGAGAGTTGGAAAATCCTCTGTTGTTTCCACCCACTCTCCAGAAGCATTTTGAGATACAGTCTTTTTTGTTAATGTTGTAGGAACTTCTACATCACTCTGATTTGAGTAAACAGCATCAAATTGATCCTGTTCTCTTTGTAGGATCTCAAGAGCCTTATCTTTAATTAGGTTGTCCATATTATATCATCATTTTTTTTATTTATTGCCCTCTAATTGAGCGATTTTTTGCTTCAACTCTTCAATTTGTTTCTGTTGTTCTTTGATTGCTTCTATCAAAAGGGCAGATAAGTTTCCATACTCGATTGATTTTAGATCCTGATTTTCAATCTTACCCGTAATTACAACTTCTGGAACCACTTCTTCAACTTCTTGGGCAATCAAACCAATTGACTTTTTCTGGATCTTTGCTTTTTTGGGGACAACTTCTGGATCCCAATCAAAAGAAACTCCTCTTAGACTTAGAACTTTATCTAAAGATCCTTCTAAGTTCACAACATTTGTTTTTGCCCTGGCATCAGATGGGGGGAGAGTTGCAATTATGGATCCGTTAAACTTCCACAGACCATTAAGATTTCCATCAGGAGAGTTTTGATCTGCTCTAAAAGCATTTTGTATCCATGATGGTGTGGTGGCATTCCATGCTGGAACAGCTGCCCCCTTTAATACGTTTAGCTCTGAATTAACGGCATTGTAAGAAACATCTAAGGCACCAAATTTAATATCAGAACCAATTTTAATATCGGCACCAAAACAATTTCTAATTCCAGTTAAGATCTCCATGCCAAGAGTGTTGATTGAAATAGGAGATGTTGCCGATGGACCAATATTTACCGCAGCAAGAAATGGTGTCGCTGTTGATCCTTGACCAAAGTGTGCTTTATGGCACGAGAAAGATCCTGGTTCCCAGAATCCTTTTGGAAACTGAAGAGCACCTCCAACAAGAGGGGAGAGAACATCGAATGAATATACTGATAAATGATCAAATGCCATGTTTTTTACTTACAGGATTGAGAGACACCGAAGATAAGTTCCTTAATTGGACCTGGTAACAAAGCATCAATTACTGGATTTAGTGGCGAAAACTTATTAATATCAGCACAACCAAGATGTAAAAGACCCTTCATATTCATGATGATTGAATCGGAACTCGTCATACAAATTTTCGCACCACCAAGGGTCATTTGTTCACCAGCAACAACTCCGATGTGGTCATTTGCTTTTACAAGAATACTTCCATCACTATCGGCACCTAGTGCTTCAACATAGATATTTTTTGCTATGATTTTAAGATTTCCATTTTTACAATTAATAATCATATCACCATTTTCACAGATGATTGCCTTTGCTACATTTTCATTTTCACCCTCTTTTCTATCTTCTGTTAGTTCTCTTCCACAATATTCCTCTGACTTCTTGGGTGTTATGATTGTTTTATTACCATTTTTATTATAATGGTCATGATGACCATTTGTTGTAGCAACGTTTAATATCGATCCATCATCTTGATCTCCAGATGGACCAAAAATAATACAACCATGAGGATTATTAGTTACTGTATGCTCTGGTGTGTATGACATTCTTTTTATGATACGCAATCAATGACGCGAACGAGATTTTGTAAATCAACAGGATCAGGGGAAGCAATAAAGTTTTCGATCCTAGTAAATTCTAGAACTGGTCGAACTTCAAATCCACCCCCAGTGAGACTATTTATTGTCACTTCTGGAATCGTGGTTAGATTACATGCTTTCTCTAGTACATCGATTGCTAGAATTTGACCTGCTTCAGTCATCTTAACCTTTGCCTTAAGATTTGGTATCTCAGGTGTAACGGTGATTGTATCATCTACAGAGTATCCAACTCCAGTTGATACAACCTGAAGTTCTTTAAGACAAACAACATAATCGGTTACCTTTTCTTTTACTAATTGTTCAAATGCTTCTTCCTCTTCATCATCAAACTCGGTAAGTCCGTCTGGTCTGTTAAGGTATCCAGAACCATTATTGACCATAACAACTTCAGTAACCTGACCCTGATCATCTATTTTGGTATATCCAGAGGCAAAGTTACCTCTTCCACAACTATCCATAAACGTAACATATGGAGGTCTTGAATATCCAACTCCACCAAAATTTAGATTAACTCCTAAAATTTTTCCAGCAGTGTCAACTACAGCAGCACCAACTGCTCCTGCTCCACCACCACCAAAAAATTCAACAGTTGGTGGACCACACTTAAATGGATTGGTATCACAAGTAGTAATACTAGAAGGAATATTTCCAGATTTTCCATCTAATCCACCACTGTCTAATATACCACCAACTGTACTGCCAAAAATTGGTATGCCATTAATTGCGTTGTTTATTCCTTCTATTGCTTGGTCGGTAGATGGAATTGATAAGAAATTTTCAAAGGCATCAATTTCTGCTTTAGAAGGTCCACCCCATGGACCTGCGGCATATTCTGTAATCTCTGGGCAGTTTGGAGCAGCACATAAGAATGATTCAAAACCAACGATGAAATCTATGGCATCAAAAAGTTTCCCAGCAAATTGGGATATACCACCAAGAACATCACTAATCTGATCTAAAACTGGTCCTATTGCTTTATCAATTTCAGCACCAAGATTGTTGATCAGGGCATTTGTAAATTGTGATGCCGCACAGAATGGGGCATTAACAATTTTTCCAATCAGTTCGAATAAGAAATCAACGACCATTTCTTTTAGTCCTTTGATAATATCTTTGAACTTACAAAGAATTTGATCTACAATTTTTTGAATGATTGAATTTTTTAATTGAGCAGCAAGATTAATGAATAAATAATCAACTACTTTTTCAATGGCATCTCTAATAAGATCGAGAATATAATCCCTAAATCGATTAATTAGTCCTTTTAAAACAGCAGCAATAATTGTTGAGGCATTTCTAATTAAATTAGTTAAATTTTGAGTTTTATTGATAGCACCATTAATATAAAGTTGTCCGTACTTTTTAATGCCTTTAAGTGTGGTAAAGAAATTTTTTAGTTCAACATTGATTTTTGAAAGTTCCGATGTTCCACAAGGATTAGGAAGGGAATATTTTTTTTCAGAAAGTGCCGCTAGATTTTTTCCAACTACAGTATATAAAAATTGTTCACACTTTGGTGTTTCTATAAAACTATATGAGTTATCACTTTGTTTAAGAACACAATCTGGATTTCTTTTTTTGACTTCATCAAGTAATCCTTCTCTCGTAGCAATTAAATTTTCTAATTCACGTAGTTCTTCTGGTGTAATTGTGTTATTTGCTAACTTAGCATTTAACGTATCAAGACGATCTTTAACAGCCCCAGAAAATGCTTCTAAAGTCTTATTATTAAATCCCGAAATTTCTTTACCAAGAAGACTATCTCCAACACTTATAGGTTTGGCAGCAGATCCTAATTGATTTGGATTAGAATTTGGATTAAATGGTTGAACAAGTAATGCTGTACCAGAAGGAGAAGATAATCCCCCTGCTTTATTGATTTCTTCCGTAGCTCTTCCTTGAAGTATTTTCTCTACATCAGATTTTGGAACAGACGCAGATAAACCTTCAGCTAACGCAGCATTACCATTACTTACTGCTGCAGGGTCTCTGGCAACAACAGTTGGTGAGAACTTCTCTCCCCTGTAAAATCCAAGTAAGACATATCCACCAACTGATCCATCACTATTTGAAGCAACAAACTTTTCACCATGTGTTCTTAAAACTCTATTGTATTCTTCTACCGATGCTCTATAATATACCTCTAAAGGTCCTGTTACAATACCCTGAGCATTGAGCTGAGCTCTTGTGATCAGTGATCTTGCTGGTTGACCACTTGAAGTTTGAAAATTAGGTTGAAGTGTTGAAACTACGAAACTTTTTCCAGTGTCAGTGTCTGCAACTACTACTCCACTAGACCCTCCAAAAGATGAAGAAGTCTTTGGGTTTTCTGTAGGTGTAACTACTTCTACTGGTGCTGGTGCTACTGGTCTAGTTTCTGGTGCTACTGGTGTGTTTCCCGTTACTGTTATAACCGTACCTCTAGCAACTGGATCTACTTTTGCTTGATTAGAATTTATAGCCTTAAGTAAATCAATATTCGTAATTATTCCACCAAACTGATCATACCACTTACCGTCTTTACCTTTCAGATAAATTGATCCTTGAAGGATTCTTTGTTCTACCGCAGGTACAAAGTTCGGCGCCATATTTTAATTTACCTCCTTGTTCTGATATTTATTAAACACCACGAACTGGTACACCATTGATACGATTAATAATAGAATCAATCTGCTCTCTTGGAATTGGTCCGAGTTCACCTCTCTGAATCGATCTAAGAAGTAGTTTATCTTCTGCTTTATCTTTTGCTGTGTATTGTGCGATTGATGTTGATGATGACAACTTACTACTATTAAATCCTGTCAAGGCGGGATTTGAACGTGATACTTCATTTTTGAAGTTTTGTGATTGTTCTCTCCTTGCGGTTTGAATTATATTTTCAGCACCAGATCCTCCTGGAGCTGACTTACGAGTAAATGCTGAAACACCACCTTCTTCTCCAGGATCATACTTATATGTTGTTACAGATACAGATCCATCTGGATTTGTTGTAATTTTTGGTTCACTTGGTATTCCGGTTGGAGTTGTACCAGAAAGTTGAGATTCTGCTTTTGCGTCTTCTTTAACTTTATCATCAACGGGTAAAGTTCTTGGATCAGATTTTCCCTTTGCTTTTGCTGAAGGACTACCACCCGTGAGTTGATGATTTCCTGCTTTTAGTCCTCCACTGTAAGCACTAACGTCTTTAAAGTCTGTTGTACCACCGATCGACTCTACTATTTCTGGTTCTACAGAACCCCTCCCTAAGACACCAGTAATAATTGGAATTTGACATGCTTCGTCCAGATATTCACCAATAACCCATTCTCCTCCCCATATTCCAGATGAAGTCCGATTAAAATGACCACTTGCGGTGGATTTTTGGACTATTGCCCAGGGTAAATTTTCATCACGTATCTCTGCCGATTTAGGATGTTTAGATGGGATTCTTATCTTAACACGATCCCCAAAAGCATCATTCCAGGAAGCATCTTTTGTATGCTCATTTTGACTTGGAGCCACTTGAGCAATAAACCTTCTTGGATTATTACCAAAAAAACCTAGGTTACTCTTCGTCATTTGTTTTTACTAGTATATAGACCATATGTATCACGAACTAAGGTCATAGAAGTAAACGATCTTAGAGGGTCGAAATGATGGCAAAGATTGAGAATTAAATATTTGCCACTTTGAACTGGATCTGGACCTTGAGATTTATTGTCCTGAGTGATAGGTTCAAACGTACAATTTATTGTATCACCAGCCACTAAATTTGGATTACATGGAACTTGTATTTGGACTACTTGAGTGAATAGTAAATTATATCTCATTGTTGCCTTTGCTTGCCACTCTTTTGGATCATTATTAACTTCACCAGCTGGGGTTGGTTCTCTTGTTCCATTCCCTTTAATGTGAAAGTGTGTTCTTGTAAATCTATTCACGGTTGGAATCTCTGCCTTTTTACCAAGAGATGTTTCCAAACTTCCGGTATCTAACTTATAAATTATTTCTTCATACTTTCTCATTTTTATATCAAAGAAAATATTTCTATTTACATAAACTCCTGCTTTTAAAGCAGAAAGTAAATCTTCACGTTTTATGTCCGATTTGAAGGCTATTTTAAAATCGTTTTCGTCATTGTCTATTCCAGATCTTAGCACACCACTTAAAAAATAACTTTCTTTTGCTTCTTGTCCAATTAATTCGTCAATTGATTTAAAATTAATACCATTCTTAGTTTCATAGAAAAAATAACCAGGATTTCCTTTTACTGGTGCTGATTGTGATGCTAACCAACATAAAAGTTCAAAAACAGATTCACTATTACCATCAAAAGCACATGGATTTTTTGTTGGTGTAAGTAATATTTTTTCATCTGGTGTTTTTAAATATTCTTTAATTATTTTTTTCACAGAATCACTAATATTTCCAGAATATGTTTTTAAAACACTAGATTCTTGATTTATTTTTGCCGTTTTAGAAATTAAACTCAAAACAATTGTTTCACGATTTGATTCTTGATCTGGATTGATTTGGGAATCAAAAACCAATGGATTTCCAGTAAAATCTAAATTGCCTAATTTTGATCTAATTTTAAATGAAACACTTACATCACCATTAAGTGGTAACGCTGAAGTTAATGTTCCAAATCTAGTTTGACTGTCATATTCTTGGTCATATTTTACAGATCCACCAAGATCAATCAAACTTAAAATAGCAGTTATATTTGGAGACAGTAAACTTTCATAGTAGTCAAACCTCATAACTCTAGCACTAGCTGGACTTTCACCACTAATATCTACAGTCTTATTATTTTTTTGAATTGTAAAAAGTTCATATACAGATGCCTGTGCTGCATTTGCCATTTATCTTAATTTCTCCATATTGCTGGTAATTTTGGTTTAGATCTAGAGGAACTTGAAGAACTTTGAGATAAAACTGGGTATGGGAAGGGGACAAAAGTTTCTATTGGTTGGACAGCATAGATAACAACAGATTGATTTCCATTATTGATACTATTTAATCGTCTACCTCCATTCCCAGCCCCAGAATTTCCTAAATTGGCAACTGGACCTTGTTGATTTTTGGGTAACGTTGTTGTGCTTGGTTTTGCGTTTAATATTTGATTAGCAACTTGAACCAACAAAGAATTAGATGCTTGAAATCCAAGACCATTAACGTGAAGAGATATATGAGGATATACACCATTAGTGTCACTCTTAGTTCTTCCAGAAGCACCTTGATATCCTAATAAAGTCCCTTGTGGTATAACTTCACCGTCTTTAGATCCTCTATATGGCAAAGATTTAAAGTGTCCCATGAGAACTTCATACTCTTTATTGCCTCTCTTGAAGTAATAAGCACCATAATAACCAAATCCTCTTCCTGCTGGTCCCAAAACGTCTGGAGTACCGTCAAGACCAACGGAGGGCATACCATCAGTCCCTTTATCTCTATAAATTAAATCAAAAGGTGCATAGATTGGCGTACCAATTCCACCGGAGAGATTCATATCTAAACCAGTTTGATTGCCATCAGTATCTCCTGTTGGTCCAATAGAAGCTCCGGAAGAAAAAGACTGTCCAGGATATTGAGATCCAGCATTTCTTAATGCTTGTTGACCTGATTGATTTTGACCTGAACCTGGAGGACCACCACGTCTTGTGGCAGTTGTGATTCCAATATATTCTCTAAAATTATCACTCATTTTGGCAAATGCCAAAACGTTTTTTTCATCTTGTTGTGCTGATTGTTTAATATTATCAACAGACTTACTGAAATTGGTGAATCCATCACCCATTCCTCTTTCTGCTTGTTTTAACTGCCCACTTTTTCTTGGTTGATATCCTTTATTCTGTTGATTGGGATTTTGAACGGTGCCACCTTTAGATAATTTTTGAGATGAGTTATCAGGATTTGATGGTGGTAATGGAGCATTTGTTCTTGGAGTAGTAGAAGGAATCGAAGGTGGTGCTGAAGATCTTGACTGATTATATTGTTGTCTTCCACCACTTGGATTGTATTGAGACTTATTTCTTTCTCTTTTTTTTAGTTCTTCATCTAATACAGAAGTATCTTTTTCTGCTTGACTAGCGTTTTTAAAATCATCCTCAATATCTCGATCAATTTTTTGTAATTCTTTATCAAGATTATTTCTTTCTTGGGGGGTAAGAATATCAATCAACTCTCCTAATTTTGAGAATCCAATACCAATAACATTCAAAACGTTGCCAATTCCTTTTAAGACATCGCTATTTAAAACATCATCAATTTTCTTTATAATTGTAGGAATATTTTGAACCAATATTCCAAGAGCAATCAAACCAACAAATTCTAAAATTTTGTCAAAAATGTTTTTAGCTGGAGCACTAATCACACTAGCAAATTTTGAAAATGTAGATCCAACGCCCAAATTTTTATTTTCTATACGATTTTCTTCAGCACTTACTTCTTTTTGTTTCTCTATTTTAAAAAACAAATTTTTCTTTTGAATCTTAAGAGATCTTAATTGTTTATTTGAATTGATCAAATAACTATTAATATTTTTAACATTTAATTTTAAAGATTGAATTTGATTTTCCATATTTTTTTATACACCAGCAAACATTTGAATGTTATAATACTCTGAAGTTATTGACATATATGGATTTCTTGGATTAATTGGTGAAATAATAGGTATATCAGTTGCCACTGTTTGGGGTGTCGGTATTTGTGGTGGATTAGATTGTTTTGGTAACACCATTGGTAAAACTGTCATTCCACCAACACCAGATGATTGTGAAACAAGTAAATTTATATTAGGTACACTTGTTGAAGATTGTAAGGATGGTTTTGACTTTGTTGATGGTCTCAGTCCACCACCACCTGATCTTTTACCTGTTTTTTTATTTTGTATTTCTTTCTTAAGAAAACCATCAAAGTCTTCTATAACTTTAGAAAATTCTTCTGATACGCTATTTGCATATTCAGTGGAAGTAAGCAACTTTTTAGTTGCCATTGAAAATAACATCCACAATCTACCAGCATTATCATTAATATCCTTGAGGAGAGGTCTGAATAACATTGATGATGCTGAGCGAATAACTTCCTCACCAGGAGCAAGCATTGCCTTTACACTATCAATCATTCCAGACATTCCAGATCTTTTACCAGGAACAGTCATTCCATTAGATGCTTTTATTGTCCCACCATCTTTATACCCAAATGCTTTTCTTACTCCAACATCTACACCATATCCAGCTGCGAAAGATGATGCTGCTAATCCAAATCCAGCTACAGCTCCAGCTCCAGTTGGAGCTGTTCCAATCCCAAGAGCAGTGCCCCCCGCAGCAACTAGTATTGTTGTTAACCATCCTAAACCATAAGCACTTAATTTAACAGCAATCGCCTTTATATCACCTCTTCTCCAGTCTTCCTGTAATTCGCTTATTAAAAATGCAAGTCCAACTACTCTTAAGGTTTTTCCAAGCCATGCTGGAAGTTGAGGTCCTCTAGGAGGGGTTGTTGTTTTTGGTGTAATTCCTTCTCCAGGTTTTGGAATTCCCGGAGCCCTTCCTGGAGTTGCTCCACGAAGGGGATCTGTTGGTAGAGGTTGTCCTGTTGGACCATATAAAGGCGTAGGTAATTTTGGTTGAATTCCTGGAGCGTAGCCAGGACCTCTAGTAAGTGGTGATCCTGATAAAGGAGAAGGTTTTGCAAAAGGTGTTTGTCCCCGAGGCAGATTAGAAGGTGATCTATATGGTGATGGCAGATTTTTAACAAGTTGCGAAAGTCTTCCTGGTAATTTCCACAAAAATTTAGCAAGTCTATATAATCTTCCTATCCACTTAATAAGTTTATATGTAATGATTCCTATGAGAACAGGAACAAATGAGTTTCCTATCCAATCAAAAATAGTACTGAGAGTTTTTCGATTATTTTCATCCCTTACCCAACTAAAAGCAGCATTTAAAAGAACTCCCGTTAAAATTAGAGAGAAAAATTGTTTTATTTTTTCAAAAACATTTTTAATTGGTGCAGTAACTTTACCAACAACATTACCTAATATTCCTCCTACTTTTTTAACCCCTTCAACAAAAGATTCTTTTGAAGCAAATTTTCTCTTTGATTCTACTTCTTTTATTTTTTTAATCGTTTCTTTTTCCTCTGCGATTCTCATCGCAAAATCTAGAGATAATTGTTTTTGTATCTCTACTAAAATTCTATTTGTCTCTACTAAAGTTTCTGTAATTTGAATTGGAGAAGTTTCTGGTTTTAAACCTTCTACTTTTTTATCTAAAACAATTCCAGGTTTAATAAAACTAAAGGTAGATTTTTTTATCTTTGGAGCATTTACAGTCGCAGCAGCACCTTTCAATACCGAAGATGATATGTTCGTCTTATTCAACTTAGGTATGGATGGGGCTTTGTAAACTTGATTAATGTCCACGCTGCTGTTGTGCCTTTAGATTTTCTTCTTCAATATACTGTTCTAATAGACTAATATAAATTTCCCTCTCCCAAGGGATCATATTTTCTAGTTCAGTCAAAGAATATTTATGATGCTGCATCAAGGCAAAATTAACTTTGTAGTATGACTCAAGATTAGTATGAGCCATACTCAACTGAAAAAACTTGCCAGACCCTCCAGGACAACTTCAGATTCTACTTTTGTATTTGGATTTTTAACTTTGACGGTATGAGATAGTTTTGGCATTGTAGTAAAAAATGTCTCAATCTCTTTGAATTGCTTAGTATTCAACTGCTCAATGAATTCTTCCAATTCTTTTTTTGTACAATCAGATGCATTCCAAGACTCTTCTTGATCGTAAACCATATCGATACATGAAATAATCATATTCAAAGATTTACTAACATCATTTGTATCTTCACTTGTTTCAAAATTGTTTTCAACAAATTGCTCTAATGATGGATATTTTAATTTCATTGAAAGATTATCATCAAGTTTAATAATATTATTATGATCTTTATTTTTTTGAACTTTAATATCATCAATATCAATTTCCAACTTTACAGTTGTTTCCCCATCATCTGGACAAGTCACATTAACTTCCACACTTTCACCAACTGACTTAGCACGAATATTAAGAAATAGATATTCAATATCAAACGTTGAAAGTTCTTGTACTTTAATAGTTTTGTTTAAAATACAATCAGAAAGAGTTTGAACAATGGCATTTGTAATCTGTTTCATGTCTTCAGATTCTAATGCCATGATTAGAATTTTTTCTTCTCTAACTAGAAAAGGGCGATACTTTACTTTTTTTCCAGTTGAGGGCAACTCCAATTCATAAGTTGGAGTATTAATTTTTGGTAAAGGCATAATGACCTATTATAACTTCAGTAAAATTATTTAGCAGCATTTCCGGTTGTCTGTGTTCTTAAAATACCAGTGAGTCTATATAATTCATCGAGTTCGATATCATTAAGAGATCCAGAGTTATTAAGTTTATCTGTAAGAGTCTGGAAACGACCTTGAACTCCTGCAAGAGCACGTGCGTCTAATTGTAGAGGTTGTTCTGGAGCAGTTAGTGAACTTGGAGATGGGGATTCAATTTTTTCTTTTGTGGTAAGGTATCTGTCATAATTAAAAGTTACTGTCAATTTTAAAATATCAGCAGCACCATAGGATATTGGAATTGAAGTCATACCTTTGGGAAAAGCATTAATAACAGTATAGGTTATTTGTTGATTTAAATCTCTTTCAAATTTGAAAATTTTCATCGTTGGACATTTATAATCATTTGGATAATTAAATCTTCGATATATGTTTATCCGAGGATCACTGGCAGCTGCTGGTTCGTTAAGTTCTTTACTATTACCACCACTAACATAGTCCATCCATCCTTCAAAAAATCTTAAAGTTTTATAATTTGAATCAACATAAAAAGATAAATCCATGTCAGTATAAAGTCTGGTATGAGCAAATTCTTGAGTTATACCCATAAAATTATCTTTTACTTCAGCAGTGGCAAAAGAAGAAGTTGGTAACGAAGCTTCAAAACAAAGATAACCTAGATTGTATCGTACAAATTGATCAATGTCTCCCAATTCTGTTCCATAGCTATTTTGTAAATGGTTGCGTAATTTTGGTGTTAATGGAATATCAATTAAAAAGTAATTTGTAAGAGCTAGGTTTCCAACCAACTCTCTCATTTTATCCATTTTTATTTTTTGGACAAGTGAATCTGCCACACTAAATATCTCTTATGGAGTCTTGATTATTAAGTATTTAGATGTCATATAAGGGAAAATACAGTCCATCATACCCAAAGAAATACAAGGGTGATCCGACTAATATCATTTATAGATCTCTTTGGGAAAGGAGGTTTATGGTCTATTGTGATCTGAATGAAAATATTCTTGAATGGGGGAGTGAAGAACTAGCACTACCATATCGATCACCAATCGACAATAAAATACATCGTTACTTCCCAGATTTTTATATAAAAGTACGAGAATCAAATGGGCAGATAAAAAAATATATTATCGAGATCAAACCAAAAAAACAAACTATTGAACCTAAAGTCCAACAAAGAAAAACAAAAGGTTATATTTACGAAGTTTATGAATATGCAAAAAATCAGGCAAAGTGGAAAGCGGCAAGAGAGTTCTGCCAAGATCGCATGTGGGAATTTAAAATTCTAACAGAAGAAGAATTGGGTATTAGCTAATGCCAAGAAAAACACTCAAACAAAAAGAAAAAAGGAATCCAACAGAAAATCAGGTTAATCGTCTTCGTTCTGTTATGGATAATCTCGTTGGAATAGAAGATCCAGATGATCTGATGTTAGAAGTATTGAATGTTTTAAGTGAGAGTGGAAGAATTCCGAGTGCAGGAAAGTATTATACTTTTGTTTATCAACCAAAAACACTCAATGTATCTTATGATCAAAACCCATTAGTTGCCGTAACTGATGTATTTCCTTGGGGGTTTCGTGGTATTAATTTTCATTGGGGAGAAGTTCGTCAATATACTTGGAGTGAAGTTGCTGGATCCCTATACGAGATATATCAAGAGGAAATTGCTGATGCTAGGGAGATCCCATTTCAAAATATCCGTCTAAATAGTTAGAAAAATAGCCAAAATGGCACTTTTTAGATATCCAAGAGAAGCGTTACACGAAACTACAGATTACCTAAGAATTGACATCCTTAAAAGACGTGGTAATCGCCAAGGAGGATTAGTTAGAACAAATGCCGCTTTTACCTCTGGAACACTACAACCACAAAATTATAAAACGTTAACAAATAGTATTATATTACCAATACCATCTAACATCCAAGACCAAGATGGAAATAGTGTAGACTATTCTGATGCGAGTCTAGATGGATTGACAGCACAAGTTTTTAGTGCTATTAATATAACAGGAGAAATAAAAACATTTAAACAGGTTACAGACAAATTAACGGATGTTTTAGAAAAAACTGGTGATGTTATAACTGGGGACGATTCTAGAAAAGTTCTAACAAAATCAATCGCAGCGGAGGCAGCAAATATGCCGTTTGGAGGTAATCTAACAGTAAATCAAATTTTAGCAAGAGAAAGTAGTGAAATTTTAAATCCAAATATGGAACTTTTGTTCAATGGAGTCAATTTGAGATCTTTTAAATTTTCATTTAAAATGACTCCTAGAGATAATACAGAAGCAAAAGAAATAAGGTCAATATTTAAAACTTTAAAAACTGAAATGGCACCCGGTGGATCTAGAGGCGATATTTTCTTAACAACACCAAATGTTTTTCAACTAAGTTACCGAAAGGGACCTGACATTCATCCATATTTGAACTTATTCAAACAATGTTTTTTAACTGATATGACAGTTAATTATACTGCTGAAGGTGTATACGCAACTTACAGCGATGGATCTCCAGTTTCGTATACTCTTGATTTAGGATTTAAAGAAATTGAACCAGTATATAGGGGTGACTATAGCACTGCAACCTCAGAAAACACGGTAGGATTCTAAAATGGGATACTTTAGAGAACTTCCGAGTTTACTTTATCCTTCTTTCCTCTCGGATAAGAATTCTTCTCTTGACTACATTGAAGTTAAGAACTTATTTCGTAGAGTAAAATTAAGAGAAGATTTACAAAACGTTTTTACACTATTCAACAAATATGAAATTCCAGAAGGATCTCGTCCAGAACTTGTTGCCGAAGAAGTTTATGGTGATGCCGAATTTGATTGGGTTGTTCTTTTAACGACAGGCATTATCAATGTACGAGATGAATGGCCATTATCTGATCGAGATTTATATAATTTTGCCTATGAAAAATACGGTGGAGAATTAAATGATACTCGCCTTTATGAAACCAGAGAAGTTAAAGATGGTAGCGGTCGCTTAATTCTACCAGCAGGTAAAGTGGTTGATTCTAATTTTACAATTCCAAACCCAGCAAATCCAAATGCGACTTTAAATCCTGTGGTTGGAATTAGCAATTATGAATATGAGGTTCGTAAGAACGATAAAAAGAGAAGTATTTACTTGTTGAAGCCACAATATCTACAGCAGTTCTTGAACGATATGAGAAATATTATGATCTATGATCGTTCTTCACAATATGTTGATGAAAAAACGATAAAAACAGAAAACCTAAACATCACCTCTCCATAAGAGTTTTAGGTTTTTATCAAAAGTCATTACATATCGGTGTTTGCGGGAGCGTTCTTTCCATTCTCCTGAAGCACCTTTAACTTTGCCTCTAGAGTGTTTAGTTCCGTCTGCATAGTAGAAATCTTTCTTTGGGTCTGAAAGTCCGCAATATTTAAAATTACAAGCGCGATAGATTGTACCGCTATGGAAATCACTATCAGCGTAAGAGATGATTCTTGAAACAAACCAAGAAGTGATATTATGTTCGGTTCCTTGTATTTCGGGGTGTATGCAAAGTCGTGAAAGTTCAAAAAGTCCTTCTTGCTCATTTCGTTCTAATCCAAATGCTCCTTGTGCGATTTCAGGCACAGGAAGTCCAGTGAAAACACAGACTCCCCGAATACCACCAATATTCAATGGGCAAAAGTCGTTGCCCTTATAAAGACCGTAGTTGTAACCTGACTTAAAAGATTTAGAAAAGTCCTTAAGATAATGAAACCGCAGAAGTAATTCTGCGGCTTCGGATTTACTTACACGGTTAATGTAGTAATCTGTTTTCAATCTTCGGCAAGTTTGGCGAAATAGGACAGAGCATCATCGTCTTCATCTTCGACAGGTGCCGCAGCACGACGGGTGGGTTTCAGACTAGACAGTTCTTCACGAAGATCATC